AAACTATGGAAGATTTAGTAACTATTGAATGTAGAAAATATACAGTCCAGATATTTAAATGGTTAAAAAGTCGTTACTCTGATAATGTATACGATTTTCTAGTTTTAGAAGAAGATGATTTAATAACTATAAAAATTGTAATGAATGTAAAGAAAGAATTTTATGAAAAAAGAGGAATTGGAATTTTAAATTATATAGTTAAAAGTTTCAAAAGACCAGAATATATAAAGATAAATTGGAGATATAATAGAAATATGTTTAATATTACTGTATTTTGTGGAAATGTTAGAAATGTAATTACATAATTCAAGATAAAGTTTTTAAAATTGTTAATTGAAAATATATATTTATGAAAAACGTAAAAAAAGGAGAAGATAATTTTGTAGAATTTGACAATTTTGACGAAGTAAAGGAAGTATTTGAAGAAGCTATAAAAATTGTGGAAGATAAGGACGGTGAAAGATTTTTAGTTCTAGAAACTAAAGAAGATTTTGAAAAATTCAGAAAGCTATTAATTGAGGCTTATTACGAATTACATTTAGAAGAAAAACCAAAGTCTTCTAAATAAAAAAAATTAAATACTTTTATATTTGTCATAAAATGAAAAATAAAAATGATAAAATATGGATAAAACATGTAGAGAAATAATAGTTTTCTTAATTTTTCTATTTTTTATATTTTTATCATTAGGAACATTAACGGCAGGAATTCTAACAAAGAGTTTAATACAAATTATAATAGCCGTAATATTTGCATCTGGAATTTTTGCATTTTTGTTAGTGGAAATTTTTGATATTTTTGCTGAAATTTATGATGAAATTGATGAGTTAAAAGAAGAAATTAAAAAAATGAAAAAAACAAAATGAATAGACATAAATTTGTCATATTTTTTAAAATAACAATTATGGAAAAACAAGATAATTTAAACAAAAAAATTGAAGACGAATGTAGAACATGTATTAAAGATGAATGTGATTTTGATAATATGTATTGTATAGACTGGTGTTGTTATGTCCGTTGTGGTAATAAATGTTATAGAGTAGAATATTTTGACCCGTTAGGAACTATAGATGACGAATATATAGAATTCTTCGAAGATGATATGTGTGATAAAATTCCAGAAATGAAGAAATAGGTAATAATTGAAAATATATTTGTCATATTGGCATTTTGAAACTTGAACAAATATGATTTTAAGTGACCGTGATTTAAAATATTATTTAGAAAAAAAATGGATAAAGATAATACCATATTCGGAAGAAATAATTAGAGAAAATGGAATAGACCTAAGAATTGGCAATCAATTTGCCAGACTAAAAAAGACTAACAAAGTTTTTGAACCAGGTGATAATATAGAAGATTTTTATGAAATTATAAATTCTAACGAAATTATAGTCCAGCCCCATGAACATTTACTAATGACCACACTTGAACATATAGAACTTCCAAATGATATTATGGCTTTTGTAAATCTACGTTCTACATATGCTAGGTTGGGAATTTCTATACCTCCAACTATTGTAGATGCTGGTTTTGAAGGTGAATTAACAATAGAAATTGTAGGCTCAGAATTCCCAGTAAAATTAGAAGTTGGAGAAAGATTTCTACATTTAATTTTCGCTAAAACATTATCTCCAGTTGAAAAACCATATCATGGGAAATATCAATACCAGAGAAATGTTACATTACCAAAATTCCAAATAGAAAAAGAAAACCAGGAAGAAAAAAATGTAAGAAGTATGTATAGAAGTTAAAAGAAAAAAAGTTAATAACTTAAAAAATATTTTTTTATTATTGTGATATTGTTTCTACTTTGACTTCTTTATTTCCATTATCTTTTACATGTTTTTCTAAATATTCTGTAATTGCATTTCTAACAACTTCTGACCTATGAAGTCCATAATTCATGGCATAATTATCTAACTTATTAAGTAAATCTTCTTCAAGTCTTACTGTTATTACTCTCATTTCATTCCTCTCTTCTCCAAATATTCTTTAACAGCTTGTTCTATAGCTTCTGTAATTGTTATATCTTGTTCAGCACAATATTTCTTCAATTTTATCTTGAGATTTTTATCTATATTTATTCCAAAAACTACCTTCTCTGATTTTTGTTCAGATTTTACTTTTTCCGCCATTTTCCATCATTTTCTAAAAATATATTATGACATATTTATAGGTTTCGATTTTTTGCGAAAAATTTATTACAAAACAATTTGTTTAATATAGAATTAGTATGCATATCCTGCCATATGTAGAAGAAGGATTTTTAACGTTAATGGGTGTTCTAATAGCGTCATATATTGTTGGAGAAGTAATAAATTTATACAATCAGAAACAAAATAATGAGACTTTTCAAAACGCTGTAAATGAAATGTCAAAATCTACAATTACAGCAATTGAAAGTATAAAAGATACTACAACTCTTGGAGTAAATGCACTCCTAAACATGGATACACTTTCAGATGTAAATAATCTAGCACAAAAGAAAGTTATACAAAATCAGAATTCCCAAAATCAACAAACCAAATAATCTAGAAAACTTGACTTTTAAGCATATAAGTTAATACTTTTTTTATATCACTTTTTGTTTTTGGAACTAATTCTATCCGAATGTCGGAATGTTTTGGCATACGTTTATGTACTCTAGAATAATCTAAACGTTTATTCGTAAAGACAAGAACATGATAATGTAGTCCATGGAATTTTGTTGTATATTCTTTCACAGAAAAAACATGAGAATTTGAATCATGATTATAAACATATTGTCGAAATTTCTTATAGATTTTTGTTGTATCTCCGTATCGATAATTCGTAGAAATTGTAATAAAATAAGTATAAGAGTAAAGAAAGTGATAATTAAAAACTTTTTTACAATCCATGTAACAAAATGAATATCTGACATTTAAATGTTAATGTCACGTTTAAATTGAGAATAGGAGAATAAAAAAATATGAGAAGACAAAGAAACAAATATGTTGAAGTTCGAATTCCACATAAATATCAATCTATTTTTTACGAGAAAAGGGAATTAATTAAACAAGAAATAGATAAATTATTAAACCAACAAGAAGAGTTTAGATTAATAGAAAGACCTGATGTTTACGACGGGAAAGTATTCTTTACAGTAGACCAATTATATTACAATAAACTAGAACAATTAGCAAAAAAATACAATACAAAAATATCGAGACTTGTAAGGTCTTTGTTCTTTAAGTTAATTTAAATATTTTTTTATTTTGTTTCTTAACTCTTAAACCCCATATTCAAAATATAATGTATATTGCTTTTTGTATTTATAATAAAAATATTGAAAAATATGCTAACTTATAAGTTTGTTAATATTTATATTTGTCATAATTTAATATACTAATTAGGGGAAATAGATGGCTTCCCTTAAAGAAATAATAGATGAACTTGGTAAACAAGCTAAAGAACAGAATAAGATAGTTAGCAGAGTTTTAAAGATAAAAGGTATAAAAAGGATAGTTGTACAATTAAATGCAATACCAGAAAATGGAAAAGTGAGATATTCGATGACTATTCATAGTCAAGCTAATTACAGAAAACAGATAGGAATAACAGCAAATGATGCTGAAGATTTCAGATTAATTTCGGAATTTCTAAACAAATACAAAGACCTTCTAAATGAATATGTGAAATTCAGTCCAAGAAATGGTAATTCAGTAAAAGAGGAAGAATTAGAACTTGAAAATATAGAAGAAGAAAATGAAACAGAACAAAAACAAGAAAAACAACAAAAGAAAGGACAAAAAAAGAACGTTGAAGATGAGTTTTAAAATGTCATAAAGTATCATTTTTTTTATGTCTAGTAACTTTCAATTCCTGGAAAAAGCCAAACAACATTCTTTTTTTTATAATCCAAGAGATACAGAACGTGTTTTAAATATTATCTTGTCAGAAAAACAAATAGATGAAAAGAAGAAAAATGAAATTTTGAAGGCTTATAGAAGAGGGATAGACCAACAATATTTTTCAGCAACTTTGCCATATTACGACGAAGTAAAATTTATCTCTAAAATAACAAATTTTAAAGTAAAAAATGACAAAATAATTGCTAGATTTCAGAATGGATTTACAGCAAGTTTTGACCCGCATTATATAGCAGATAATCCAGACGATTTCTATAACTTAATAACTAGTTTTATGTTTGTAAAGATAAGAAAAGGTGCTAATGGCTGGTATATTGACGATATTTATTCTATAGAACCGCCGAATAATTATGAAATTGCTAAAGAACTTTTTGACTTAGCAAATCAGGAACATCAAACTTATGCCCTCTTACTCCAGGCTTTTGGTTATGACCCAACAAAAATGGAAATTCAAGATATCTTTCTGTATCTTCCTAGATTATTCCCATTATTTAAATCTCCAATTACCAAACGTCAGATAAATTATATAGAAATATCTAATCGTGGAACCGGTAAAACTACAACATTTATGATATTACAAGAAGTGTTTAACTTCCGTTATTATACAGAAACTCCAACATATGCAAATCTAGTTTATGATGCTAGGAATAATATGTATGGTGCAGTGTTTTTGTCAAATGGTCTAATTTTCGATGAGATACAGAATTGGAAAGATGGATACAGTATCAAAGAACTAGGAGCTATAAATGCCACACTTTCGACTGGTTTGGAAAATTGTGTCTGGACTCGTGGAGCTGGCACAGAATCAAAATCTTCAACGATACAAAAGTGTATTCCAATTATTTATGCTGGAAATCCTTACTCTATGACTCTAAACAGACTTAGAACCCCAGATGTAGAAGATTATCTTGTAAATTATCAAATATTTACTTCAGCAATTTTAGATAGAATACATATCATACAATTAGCAATTAAAAAGACTTATGAAAAAATTATCAATTCCAGAGTTCTATATCCATCAATTTTAAAAGCATTAGTAGATTTAATACAACAAAAGATAAACAGTATAAACAATTATGTAATTTGTGATAATCTCGAATCTAGAAGACAAGAACAAGCTATTGACATACAAATTCTATTACAAGCTCTTGACATAGATTTGCAATTTGGACAGAGAACAAATGAAGAAATTTGTAATCAAATTATCAGTTTTATGAGATTTTCGAATTTAGGTGAATAGAAATGAATTATGAAGATTTAGTTAAACAAAGTTTTAAGATAAAATATCCAGAAGATACAATATTTCCATCTGAAGTTGGAATATGTTTCAGAAAATCATATTTCTCTAGGAAATTTGAATTTGAAAAAGGAATAAATGAACTTACTTTGGAGCTTGGTGAACAACATCATTTAAGAATAGAGAACTATTTCACTGAAAAGTTAGGATGCCAAACTGAAATAGAAGTAAAAGGAGAAATAGAAGGTCTAAAAATTTCTGGCAGAATAGATTTGATTTGTGGAAATGATTTACTTGAAATTAAAACAATCTCAAATAATTACTTTAACATTAAAGAATATCATCTATACCAAATTGCAATATATTACTATTTATTAAAATTACAAAATTATAAAATTGATAATGTCTATATTATATATTTAAATAGAATAAATAGGGAAGTTAAACAATTTCAAATTGAAAAGAATGTATTAGAAGATTATATACAAAAAGCTATAGATTGGATTAAGAAATTTAAGGAATATTTGAAATTGACAGACTATAAAAATATCCCAGGAGCTAATAATTATCTTTGTAAAAATTGCGAATTTAAAGCTAAATGTTCTGGTTCTGTTTTAGACTATTTACAAACAATTGAGAAAAAGTAATATTCAAAATATTTTGAATATGTATTGTTAATCTAACAAGATGTAAATTTAAAAGCCTTTTTATTTGTCATAATACAATAATTATATGGGGAAATATGACTGAAAACCCATTTCAAGAAATAATAAATAAAATCGAAGAAATGAAGAAAGAAGATATAGAAATTTTATTATACAAAACTGTAAATTTTTTAGAAAAATTTGAAATATTATTTTATACAAAAAAAGATAACATTATTAAAGGATATCTAGAAATTAGAAATAGAAACTTTTATTTTGAAATTAGAATAAATAAACTAAAAAATGAAGAAGATTATACAGTCTCCATAACTATAGGAAAAATAGTAATTGTAAAGAAAGTCGAGGTGTTAATTTAAATGTGTGCAAAAGTTTATAATATTGTTGTAACGTTTAAAGTAGATGAAGACATGTATGAACAACTAGAAGCTTACGCTATAAGACATAAAATGTCAAAAGCTCAAGTAATAAGACTTGCATTAAACAAACTCTTTAAAGAAGAACAAAAAGTTGAGGAAAATCTACAAATTAAAGTAGAGAAAGGGCCAAAATTAAGAAGGTAAAAGGTGAAAAAAATGAAAGTAACTTTAGTTTCTTATACTCCAGACGGAGAAAGAATTATTGCAATTGCCTCTAAAATGTCTAGGTCAAGAAAAGGATGGGAATATCATAAAGAGAAAATGACAGATGATGAAATAGAATTGTGGATAAGAGATGCTATAATTCATGGGTATTGGTCTGTACTAGAACACAGTATATACACTTTTTCAATTGAAGGAATTTCAAGAGTAACGTCTCATCAACTTGTAAGACATCGTTTAGCTTCGT